AGCAGCTTCAAACCAAGAAGCAGAAGCAAGTCAAATGAAGATCCACAACGTCGAGCAAGGCACTCAGGCGTGGTTTGATCTCCGATTAGGTATGCCGTCAGCGTCTAAGTTCAAGGACATTGTGACGCCAAAAGGCAAGGCTTCTGCGAGCGGTGAGAAGTACATGTACGAGCTTCTTGCGGAACGGTTAAGCGGTAAGCGTATTGAGACGTTCAAGAGTCAGTGGATGCAGCGTGGTAATGATTTAGAACCAGAGGCGGCTACCGTCTTTGAGTTTCAGACAGATTTAACCTGCCGAGAAGTTGGGTTTGTAACCAACGACGATGAAACAGTTGGTTGCAGTCCCGACAGGTTAGTAGACGGGGTTGGGCTTGAAATCAAATGCCCATCGCCAGCAGTCCATGTTAAGTATCTTGCAGAACGTGCAAGTAATGGAAAAATGCCTTCGGAGTATTACGCGCAAGTTCAGGGGACGATGTGGCTGATGGACTTTGATCGGTATTATTTCATGTCTTACCACCCAGAACTTCCGAATCTGATTATGGAAGTAAAACGTGATGATGATTTTATTGCTGGACTTTCAGCGGCAGTTGAAAAACTTCTGGAAGATTTAACCTTAAACTTTGGAAAAATAGGAAGTATGTATGGAGTATGACAATCGAGGAAAAGTGTCACTGTGGAAAAGTGACAAAGGCGGCAGTGGGCCAATCCTTAGCGGAAAGGTAGTTGCTCACCGAAACATTAAGGAAGGCGAAACAATCGACATCGCTTTGTGGAAACGTGATGGTGCAGCGGGTAATCAGCCTGTCATGACAGGTAAGATCCAAGATGTTTACAGTGCGCCAACTTCAGCGAGTCTTGAAGATGACTTGCCGTTTTGATTTTGGCAAAAGCCTGAGATTAGCACAGGTCAAGTTGGGGGTCAGTTCTTCGGAGCTGGCTTCCGACATGGGGATCACCAAACAACAAGTGTCTCAATGGCGGTATCGGGAAGACGCAAAGTTAAGTTTGGTGGTGAAGGTTTGCAAGCATCTGAAAATAGATGTGTATGACTTCTTGAGGTTAGCCAGTGAATAGCTTAAAGCGGTTGTGGTTTGAGGTAAGAATGATCATCGAGGATCTTTGGCAAATGTTCAAAGATAAACTCAATGCGAGGTGAATTCTGGTTGATCAATCATCGTCGGGATATTCCTGACGTTATCAAGAACTTTCATGACAGACTGAATGAGATGGATTTTAGCCGTCCTATAGCTTGGAAGTTTGAGGCGTATTCCACGGTTAGGAGCCTGAGCCAGAATGCTCTGTTTCATATGTGGTGCGGTCAGATGTCGGAGTATTTTAGCTCAAAGATCAGCGTGACACCTGAGATGGTCAAGAAGCTTATGAAAAACGAGTTCTTGGGGACTGAAGATATCCATGTCGGCAGTACGGTTATTGAGAACCAACTCCGATCAACGTCTAGTCTTTCTAAAGGTGAGATGCACGAGTTCATGGAGAAGGTTTTTCACTGGGGATTAGATAAAGGAGTACAATTAGCCAATCCAGCAGACAGCGAGTTTATGCGTGGCAGAGACGCTCAGGGCTAAGACGTTAAAGGCATTTCAGTTACTCCGACGATTGGAGGAAGCAGACGACAACGGTTATTGTGAGTGTGTGACGTGCGGAGTCGTTAAACACTACACAGAAGTTCACGGTGGTCACTGGTTGCCCAAGGGTAAGTCTAGTTACTTTTCATTGGATAAAAGAAACGTCTGGCCGCAATGTGTCGGTTGTAACCTATTTGGAATGAAACACGGGGTCGCAGCTCAGAACTATACGATGTTCATGATTGACAAATTCGGAAAATCTCAGGTTGATCAGATGCTTGCAGACTCCAATAAACCTATTAAACTCTACGCACGAGACTACCGTGACATGATTGCTGAGTTTAATGCCCAAATTAAGAACCAAAGATCACGTTTGCTTTGAATGCGGAATAACCGCAGATCACGCGCATCATGTCGTTCCAAGAGTATTGGGAGGAACGAAGACGGTTGATTTATGCGCTCCGTGTCATTCTAAAGTCCACAGCGCGAATTTAACGACTTCGGCTTTAGTCAAGGAAGGTCTAAGGAAACGTAGAGCTAAAGGTCTGTGTGGCGGTGGTAAACCTCGGTTTGGGTATTGGTACGATCAAGACGGCAAAGTCCATAAGAATGACTATGAACAGAAAGTCATCAAAGGCGTTTTGAAGATGCGGGGATCTAAGATGAGTATGTATAAGATTGCAAGCCATTACGCCGACGAAGGCGTTTTAAACCGAAACGGAAATCCGATAGACAGAAACCAAATACGGAGGATAGTGGAATATGCGAAAAGATCCGACACCTGAAGAATGGGATTCCGTAAACCGACCAAAGCATTACAACGCCACAGGAATCGAGTGCATCGACTACATCCAGCAGCAGCTAGGAGACGAGTTTGGGGCGTACTGTCTGGGGAACACGATCAAGTACCTACACAGGCACAGGTACAAGCACAACGCGAAGGAAGACCTGTTAAAAGCTCAGTGGTATCTAAACAGGTTGATTGAATCTAAGAACTAGAATATAGTGAATGTGTCGGCGGGATTGCGAGTCCCTTTAATGTCCGATTGCAACAAGGCGAAGAATCGAGTCACAACCGACACGGTTTAAATCCTACCATATAAGCAATCTGATGTGAATTGATACGCAACCCTATGATGGACAGTGGCGCTAAACTGTGCGTCCTTTCCAAATAGCAGTAATGCGTAATCATTTTTTAGGTCTGCCAGCTTGACCCGAATTACGTCCCAAACGCAAAGGCCCAAGTGGGTTGTCTAGGGTAGCGCCTAGATAGGAAACCGAAAGGATATGAGTACCGCACCGAAGGGTGTAGTCACATCAGACCTAACCAGATTAACGATCTGTATGGTTGTGGCTTGCAAAGGGAAAAAGCTGGACTGTGCCTAAAATAAACGCTTTGGAGGAAGCTATGGAAATAACACTTACAGAAGAAGAAGTTCGGATTGGTCGATATATCGCAAACCAGAAACGAGAATTGTCTAAGAAGAACGAATACCGCGAACTGAAACGAGACGACCGATCTCATCTTGATATTATGGTACAAGGCTTGACTGCTGAGTTGGCGGTTGCAAAAGCACTAAACATTTACCCAGATCTTGATTCGAGATATTCACCTTTTGATCTGACCTATAAAGGCATGAAGATCAATGTCAAAAGCAGCATCCCAGATAGAAATAGTTTGCTGATCCCAGACTACCAAAAGTCTGAGTCTGATTTTTACATCCTAGTCACTGGGGCCATCCCAGTATTGACTATTCGCGGAGTTGCTAGTTCTGAAATGATTTACAGGCCAGAGAATCTGGTTGATCTTGGCAAGGGTGTTTCATATCGGTTGAAGCAGAATCAATTGATCCCATTTTGGGACTGGTTCCAATCCACCTAAAAATAATCCTGTAAACAGTAAACAAAAGTGTTGACTTAGATGTTGTGATCATTAGAATGGGTATCAACAACAACGCAAACGAGGAAACACAGATGGTACAACTTAAAAAAGCAAGCAACCCAATTTTCCACGGTAACGGATTAGGCACTACCACGGCGGGATGGACTGTAAAAGGTTCCGAGCATATCGCGGTTCGCCAGCTTGGCACCACTTGGGTCGCGGTTGATTCCTTAAAAGACGGCGCAAAAGTAGCAACTGCTTTTGATCGCAAATCCTTAATTGAAAAACTATCAGCAATCATCACGAACTAGGAGGAAGCACAAATGAAGTTACTACAGCAAATTGAAGCAGCATTCGCAGAGTCAGACGCACAGTCTTTAGATAAGTTGCCAGAAGTAATTGAACGTCAGAGAAATGCTTATTATGAGCTGAAGCAAGAAATTTCCCGCGCTTTCCATTCTCATGGGATAGAAAGCTACGAATATAGGATGGCTTGCAAACAGAACAGAACATTATTTTCTGAATCTTTCAAAGATGATTATGGCTGGGGTCACGATGAGCATATTGTCCGAGCCATCAAGTCGCTTAAAAAAACGCATCACGCTCGCAATGATCGCATCGTTCGCAGAATGGAAAAGTACGGCATCACTAAAATTGACGTTGATAACTTTAAAGTCATATACGGGCAAGACTTCACTGGCTTATGGATCATCGACGGTCATGAGGTAAGCATCAAAGTCATTTGGGCTGGCGGTTACAACATCCAGTGTCTGCATCACCGCGTTCTGGTCAACGTCAAAGTAAATAAGGCGGCGGCATAAGCCGCCCAAGGGGATAAGGTGCTAAGACCTCATCAAGAACGGGCAATAACGATGCTCAAGCATTCGATCCGCAAAGGGAATTCTAGGTTAGTCCTAGCAGCCCCTTGTTCATTCGGAAAGACTAGGGTTGCGATGGAGATCCTGAAGAACACTGCGAAGAACGGCAAGCTGGGGATCTTGATCTGTGATCGGGTTAAGTTAGTCGATCAGGCTCTGGAGGAATTCGACCGAGCAGGGATATCTTGCGGGGTCATCCAGTCCGATCATTGGCGAACGAATCCCAATGCTCAGATTCAGATTGCGTCGATCCAGACAATCGCTAGGAGACGGTACAAGCCACTGTTTCACGTTGCGGTTGTTGATGAGTGCCATACGCATTACCAAACGACGACAGAGCTGATGGAGGACTACTCCAAAAGCATCTTCATCGGGTTGAGTGCAACGCCATACTCAAAAGGACTGGGAAGGCATTATTCTGATCTAGTGGTTCCGATCACGCCGAGTCAACTGCTAGATCAAGGTTATTTGTGTCCTGTCAAATACTTTGGTGGTAATAGGGCTGATCTGAAAGGTGTGAAGAACAAACGACTATCGACAGGTGGCATGGATTACGATCCTAGAAGTCTTGCCGATGCCACTGAGAAAGACCAGAAGCTGGTCGGGGATATCGTGGAGAACTTCAGAAAGTTTGGCAAGGGTCAAACGATAGCGTTTTGTCCGTCGATTAAGCATTCAAAGAAGCTGGTCGAGATGTTCCGCGAGGAAGGATTTACCGCCGAGCATATCGACGGTTATATGGAGCAGGAAGATCGGACGATGATCTTTGATGCTCACGATCAAGGTGAGTTTCAGATCCTGTCATGTTCAAGGCTTCTCAATACAGGGTATGACGCGCCACAAGTCACCACCTTGATTGATTGCTTTCCTACAAAGTCAAAGATCGCATTCATCCAACGGGCGGGTAGGATCATGAGAACGTGCGAAGGTAAGACCGAAGCGATTTACCTAGATCACGCTGGCAACGTCGAGACTCACGGCTTCCCAGAATTTATAGTGCCTGAAAGTTTACATGACGGGCTTCAGGAGTATTCGGAAAGTTCACTAGTCAAGAAAGACAAAGACGATATCATGCCATCGGTTTGTCCGCAGTGTTTTCAGCATTTCTTGATCACTTGCGCTTGCGGGTATCAAAGACCACCGAAAGAGACTTTGAAAACTGACGATCAAGAGCTGAAGGAACTAAAGAAGGCCAACAAAGAGTTCTCTGGCGAAGACAAGGCTAAGTGGCTAGGTGAGTTCCAGTTCTACGCAAGGAAGAAAGGCTACAAGCAAGGATGGGCATCTTGGGCTTACCGTGGGAAGTTTGGGGTATGGCCTAACAAGATCAATCCGCAGCCTGTAAAGGAAATCAGCGAGCCTGTGAAGAACCACATCATTCATATGAATATAAGGAAAGCGCGAAGTGCTAAATGACATCTTGCCAAGGTTGGATAAAGTCAAAGTTGTAAGCGGCAAGACGTGGGCCTGTTGTCCTGTACACAAAGACAACAATCCGTCAATGACTCTGACGGAGCGGGATGGCAAGGTTTTGATTCACTGTTTCAGTTGTCAGGCTTCAGGGCTGGAAGTGGTCAATGCTTTGGGCTTGAGTCCGAGTGTCTTGTTTGAGAAGCAAGGCGAGCGCCGAGCAATTCCTAGAAGTGTAATTGAGAAGGCCAAAGAAGATCTGTATTTCATATCGATATACGATAATGAAAAGGAGAAAGGCGGTCGAATCACTTGGAACGATCAGAAGCGATACAAGTTAGCGAAGGAACGAGTTAAGTTATTAGACCGTGATTAATTAATTTAATGTAAACAAAAGTGTTGACTCTATGGGTTGGATCGGTAAAATAAATATCAACACCAACGCAAACAAGGAAACGAACATGAACAACACTACTACCGAAGAAAAGTTTGATGCCGCTTACGAGGCTTTGGCTCATTTTTGCGAAACATCGTCTTTAATTTCAGATGGGTTTTTCGACAAAGTTGCTGATGACGAATACTTCTTTTGTCATCTTCTTCATCAAGGCCCAACTCGCTTAGACGGGTCAACGGTTATCGGTGAGGCTACAGTTGTGAAGGTACGCCCTGAAATCGGAGGCCGAGAATCAGCATTTTTGGAATATTCTTGCGACTTTCGAGGCAACATTACAATCATCGATTTTGTCGCTAGATAATATCAAACGGGGCTTCGGCCCCACAATCAGCAAGGAGCCAAAAATGAAAAATTCATCATATGCAGATTGGGCAGAAGAACTCGCAAAGTTAGGCTTTGATTGCTCAAATTTGACTGACGATCAAATGGACGAAATTGGCATGGCACATGAACGCGCAGATTTAGACTGGCATTGGGCAAGCGTGAACGAAAAAGATTGGAGAAAAGGAAGCTTCACGCGAGAATATTACGCCGCTCGCATTGCTGAAGCGAAGGTCGCTGTCGCAGCCTGTGGCGCTGAGACTCTTGATGAGATGGTGTGCCTTTATGTCGGCGGCATTTGGGACGATTTACGACTTGAAAGATAATGCAAAACGGGGCTTCGGCCCCAACTTCGGGTCTACCAGTTAGGGACTGGTACTGATGAGGCCATAAGGCCGAAACCCAAACAGGAGAAGCAGATGCAGCCAACGAGAACAGAATTGCTTGAGGCATGGATGACCTTGATTAAGGTGATCGATTATTACGGGCCTGACTATGTGGATGAGTACCACAAGCAGGTTTTGCCAGATGTCCTGTCTTTATTGGATAAGCTACAGAAGGATGAACGATGAGGATTATTAAGTATCGTTTTACCAATCCATCTGACGGCGCTGAGTACGGTGGTCTGTCTACCACATTAAAAGAAGCTGAACGTACAGCCCAATCAGTGACAGGCATTCAAGGATCTTGGTGGTCTAAGAACTCTAAGTTTGAATGGGAAGTCTTGCAGTTTAACCGTAAGACTGATGAGCTTATGGAGGCTTTACACATGGCGATGGAGTTCGCGCATGATGTGCATGAGATAGCGCCTAGAGACATCCCCATCGTAAAGAGGCCAAAGCCTGAGCATCTTAGGACTGCTGGGAGCTGGAGGAAAGCCGTATGAGTAACTACCCTGCTGGGGCTTGGGAAGATCCCAATGCGCCTTGGAACGAAATTACTTGCCCGATGTGTGGTGAGCCAGCGGTTAAGATCTTGGGAACGTGGGCAAGAACTGAATGCACTGACTGTGATTGGAGTTATGAGGAAGACCATGAATAAAATTATCGCTGTTTTATACGCCGTTTCTTGTATTGTTTTCACAATCACTGCGATCCTAGCCTTTCCGATCTTTGTGCTATTATTCATCGAAGGATACATAGCGAATATGCTCAAGGATTACTATGGGAACAGTGACCCAGTTCACGGGCAACGAGGTAGAAGAATGCCTGAAGGAACTATTGAAGGATGCGAGACAAGGCAAGATCACATACATTAAGTTTTTGATTCAGCGTGAGCAAGAGGATTTTGTTGAATGGGATCTATGTTACACAGGTGAGAAGTCTTATGACGTGCAGCATCTAATGGCTGAGATCGGTTATTTATATCTAGCAACTCAAGAGATATTTACTGAGATACAGGAACTTGCTGATGAAGATTGATCTAAGAAGCAACATCAAAGAGGTCACAAAAGACCTATCCAGAACGCAGAAGAAACAGATTCCGTTTGCTACCAGTCAGACGCTGAATCAATTGGCCTATGAGTTGACCAAGAAGAAAGGCACAGGTGTCATCGGTAGAGCTACCAACAAGAAGTTTGACAAGAAGTCAGGCAAAGGATCAACGAAGTTCACGCAGAAGAACTTCTTCTATGACAAATCATCTAAGCGCAGCCTAACGGCTACAGTCTTCTGGGATGATCGCAACGCTGACTACATGGGCTTCATGGTTAATGGCGGCACAAGGTTTCCCAAGAAACGAGCCATAAAGATTCCGACCAGACACTCTAAGAGATACCTGAACGCCTTTGGTAACTTCAAGGACGGCGCTATTGACTCAATGCTTCAAGACAAGTCTAAGTTCTTTTCAGGCACTCCTAACGGCGCTAAGAAACAAAGTGAGGGGATATGGGAGCGGTACGGCAGAAGCACTAAGCGAGGCGGTCAGAAGATCCGTATGGTCGCAGCCTACCAGAAGGACGCGAAGTACAAACCACTGTTCCCGTTCGGCAAGATAACCGAGAGCTATGTGTTCTCGCAAAAGCATGGCTTTGAGGATAAGTTCATCAAGCATTTAAGAAAAGCTATGGCTGATCCTAAATAAATTGAACAGTTGACTGTCTAGGTGTGATCAACGATAATGATGACAACACGGAGGAAAACATGAACAGACTGCAAAAGATTCTAATCGTCATCACGGTCATCGCTGTCATCGGACTGATCGGCAACCAAGACTTCAGCCACGAACAACAGATCAGCAAAGAGTACGCTGAGAACGTCTGTGGTGGCTTCTGGCCCGACTTCAAGGATCTGAAGCCTAAATGCCCATGAATACAGTCAAACGGCACTGGGGGGGTACTAAAGGTACTGTCTAGCCGTTCCCTGTAAGGGTTATTAGCGAG